GTCTGAATGCCTTTCAACACGTCTGGGGGTATCTTATACGTCTTATCGTACAATTCTTGATTAGCCATTATTTCTTTCCAATAAATTTTTGAGTTTATCTTTATCTTCTTGGTCTAATTTATCAATCAAACCAGCAATTTTTTCAAGTTTTTTATCACGCACACCCTTGTCTTCACCCTTTTCAGACATTTCATCTTCACTTTTCTTATCAACCACCTTGTCTTCCACAACTGCTGCTTCATCAAGATTTTTAACCTCAAATGCTTTTTCGAAATGTGATTGAACTACTTTCATAATTTCCTTTGCTAACACAATATCAATTTTCTTCCTGTCTGCAGGTTGAGAGTTAAAATCTTTTTCAGACATCATTCTGTAATCAGATTTCAATTTATTTGGATTTTTATAATAATGTTTAATGGTGTCCATGTATTTGTCATACATTAACTTAGCAAGGTCATTTATTAATTCTATTTGTTCCTGACTTTCTTTGCCTTCATAAAATGGCATCATATTGAAACCCATAAGACTCATGGTGTTCCATCTCATTGGTTGTGTACCAACTTTAGCATTATAGTCAGTTGTATGATTTGCTGCTGATTCTAAATCACTACCACTTGTCGGTATATCGTTCTTACCAATTAACTCACCGTTAGTATCAATTATTTCTAATAAGTCTTTCTTTCTTATTTTCATGTTAGCATATTTTTATATAAATACTAAACATTATGAATAATCACCCTCACTTTCTTCGGGATTATAGCCATCAAAATATTCAGAAGCCTCTTCGTCTTCAATACCTTCCAATTGGCTGATATAAAAATCAAGCATTTCACTTGCAGTTGATTCGGCTTTAAAGAGTTCTTCCATTGTCATTTCATCTGAAATATTGAATCGCTTTTTGAATTTATCAAAATATTTAATGCGTTTCATTTCCAAAACCTCAATTTCTTTTTCTTTTTCAGTTTTACTTGCAAGTATAATCTCCTGATTTCTAATTCTTTCTTCTTGCTCGGCTTTTTTTCTATCCAATTCAATTTCAATTGCACATTTTGGTATATCCACAGTTTCTCTAACTATTTCAATGAATGTTCCATTATGTTTTCCAACACTATATTCACCACCATTTTTAATTAAAACCAAATCACCTTCGCCATATTTTTCATTAATTGATTTAATTTTAGGTCTGCCCTTTTCTGCCATTAATGTATTTAAATGATTCAATGCATGTTCATAGATTTCATAATAGATTTTATTATCATCATACATTTTAAATCCGTCCCATATTTTCCTTGGGTTATAACCAGTCTTGTTCCAAAAATCAACTTCTTTTTCTTCCAAGTGCATTGATTCATCAAAATCGTTCAAATCAAAGTTCTTTAATTTTATGTCATATGGAGCAATATCAACACTACCACATTTTAAATCAACTTCTTTAGTTTTTTTGTCTTTAACAATTTTTGCCAAAATTTTCTTAGATACTTCTGGTTCAAAACCAACAAGCAATGCGGTTACTCTTTTATTAAAAGCATTTAAATATTTTGCCACATTATAATTACCAGTCATATTCGGATTTTCCAATAAATCATCTGCAGTAATTAATGTTGCACAATACCTTTCTTCTCCAGTGACAGCATCTTTAATTGTACTTGAGTTACCTTCCGATATTTTAGTTCCAGTATTTACATAATAAACCACACTATCGAGTTCAGGTTCTGGTGGCATATAATTAATAACCAATTTTAATTTATCGTCCATTGATAATTTTTCTTCAGATTTGGTAAATCCAAGACTTTCCTTATGTTTTTGAAATAATTCTTCTGCCTTAAGATTTCTTTTTTCAATAAGCAATTCCATATGTGCTTGTTTACCCTTGTCCCTGCCGTTCTTATCCTTACCTCTCTTCTTATAAGCAGCAATCGTTATTTTAATCTTACTTTTACTTGCAATTTTCTTTAATGGAATCTGTTTATAGTAAAGAGTTTGTGCATATTCTGTATAGTAATCTACAAATTCTTTGCCTTTATCGTGAAGAATCATATCAAGTCCTTTATCTATAAATTCTTCAATATACCCGGGCATTATCTTTGATTTAATTGTATTACCTGTATGCTTAATCTTCTCTTTCATTTCACCAGTCTTCTTATCTTTAGCCAATGATAATGTTGCGTAATTAATTCTCGAAAGGTTCAAGCATGAAAGTGATTCACCATCATTATCAACGGACATATATGGTGGTTGCATTTCCTCTTTGTTGTACTTTTCAATAAGAGCATTAATGCCAGTCTTTCCACCATATTGCCACATTTCCTCAATTAATCCCTCAGTTGTTCCCTCAGTTATTCCCTCATCGGTAATTCGAATGGTTGTCTTTTCAGGATATTGAAAATTAATACCGTCAGTAACAGCAAGTAAAGCAATGCATCCATATGGTCTGAACCATGATATTGCGTGTCTTAAATGTAATCTACCAGTACAAGTAATTCTTGCAGCACACACATTATCAGACCAGTTAAATGATATTCCAGAGCCTAAAGCACCAAATAATGAGTTATTCAATATCTTAATAGGTAACTGTTTAATCTTAAACATTGCAATATCTGCACTTGTGAATGCTTTCTGCATATATTTCCAATGCATTTCAGGGTCAATTTGTTTGAATAGTATTACTTCTTCAGCATTTAATTCAACACCATTACCTAATTTCTTATAGATGTTACGAGTTGTGGTTAAATACAACAAGATTTTCTTCATAACACCAGTAATATCAAATATTGGAAATACATCTTCCGTTAATTGTATTGAAGGATAAAGACCCGCATAGTCAATCTTAATTATTCTTTTTGAAAATCCTGATTTATAACATCTTGCAAGTCCACCAGAGAATTTTAAGTTTACATCACAAATTGGTATTGCTAAATCGTTTTCATAACTCCACGCAGTCAATATTAAATTCCAAACTGCAGCAGTACCCATAGTACAAACCCTCTGATATGTTGTAGGAATAATTTTAGCCAACATGAATGATGATTGGTTATAAAGTTCATCAACCTGTTCAGTTTCCCAAAGGTCATCAAGTAAATATTGCCTTACGAGTTTCTTACCGCTAATGAATGTTATTAATTTTTTAGGAAGTGCTTCAGTCTTAAACCAATTCACAAATTCTTTGTCGCCATTAAGATAAGTATCTTTAAGATGTTTGTATTCTTCATCAGATACTTTACCTTTGTTCCCCTGTAATTCATACATATTTCTTGCAACAACTTGATGTGCATCAGGAATCTGCACATAGTTGCTCTTATCATCGATAAGAAATATTTTATTTTCAGAATAAAATCTACCAATGGAATTATCTTCGCCAACAATATATGTTCGATTTGGTCTTGCTATTTTTTCAAATTTTGCAATATATTTTAATTTGTTTTCCTTTATTTCACTATTAACAGCAGCAGTTCTTCTTACTGCATGCAATATATCAACACTCGAATATCCCCACATAATGGTTGCAGTATATTTGTCTGCGGTATTACCATATTTTACAGATGTTCTGGGTTTTCTTCTCAACATTATTTCTTTTCTCAAACCAGTTGGAACTTCTGCAAGATTCATTTTTAACATCTTTACTCTACCCAGAATGAATTCAAAGTCAAACATTTCAGAGTTGAATCCCATGATTACTGCTGGTCTTATCTGGTCAATTAAATTAAAGAAATTTTGAATAAGTTTAACTTCGGCTTCATCATCATTGAATTTCGTTGCTTCGAGTATTATTTCAAAACCCCTATTATCTCTAACGCCAATTGCAAATACTCTTGCCATTTGAAATCTCAAACCAGTGGTTTCAATGTCAAAAGTAAGTTTATGTACTTGTTTATATTCTTCAATACCTTTAAAAAGTCTTGATTGTGTTGATATAAAGAATTGCTCAGTTGTTGTTGGTGAATGGAAAAGGTCACGATGAAGAAATTTTGATTCACCCTTGCTATTTTTTATTTCATTGCCATCACTATCGGTTAATTTTTCATATGGATTAAAACCACCATCAGAAAAATATCTCGTAATGTCATTAAATGACCTACTGCTTGTTACTTTATAACAATAACCATTAACCAATCTTTTTTGATTACCAGTTTTAAGTTTGACGATTTTTATGCCATACTTAATCTTTTTGCTCTCAATATATTGCTCAGATTTTCCTTCATATAATATGTTACCTATTTTGGAAAAATCTTTCACGTACATGAACGGTTCGTATTCAACCTTAATTATTTTAGGTTCTTTATTTGGCTCATGTATGATACAGTCAGCAACATTAGTGTTTTTATCTGTTTCGACATTCACTAAATATTTCAAATCATTATTATAACCTTCAAGAAATCCTTTGATTTCTGCCAAAACTTTTACTTTATCCATTACATTTCTATTTTATCTTCAATACAACAATCACTATCAAGTTCTTTATAACTAACTTGTGGAGAACGAAATTCATTAAAATCGAATTCTAACTGATACGGTTCTTTTTTTGGCGACAACATATCATCAACACTCCAAAATTCCTTTCCGTTTTCATCAACAACCTTATATCCTTTACGATGCAGTGCACGCACATGTTGGTAGTCTAAATTCTTTTTATATGGTTCAGGATAACTGCCGAAGCCATAATAATCCTCTGCTATGATATGCTTACACGGCACGCATTCACAACAGGCTTCGTATTTAATAATTTCAGCATCCTTACTTCCAATAATTGTTGCCATTTCACAACTAAATATAAGGTCAAGATACTGCTTTGGCAGTTCATGTGCCATATGATATTTTTTCTTTTTCGTTAATGGAAATGCCAAAGGTTTCATTGGCTCGGAAACCGTTTGATATGATTTGTAAATGTTCTGAATGTCTTCTAAATATGATATTGCATCGTCATTTGAAACATATCCTATTTGTATTTCATCAATATTGTCCATGCCTTGCAAAAATACAACAGAAAATAACCATATTGGTACTTGTTTAAAGTATAAACTACCTTCATTGGCATGAACACTCACTTTTATTGCAAATTCAACATCACATATT